AGTAAGATTCTTAAAGACAAAGGATGTTGGTTGTTTAATATTCACGGTGAAAGGATGCAAAAGAGAGGTGTCCCGGATCTTTTAGTCATTGGACTTGCGTGGAAAGGCTTCTTGGAGTTCAAAATTGGTAATGATAAATGCAAAGATATACAAAAGGTGCAAATTGAAAGGATAAAGAAGAGAGTTTTTCCCTGCTATGTTCTAAGACATAATAGGAAGTTAGATTGCATACAAATAGAGAATAAAGACGGGGAGATATTATGTCTTGTAGCGTGGGAAACATTATGGAGCTGGTTAAAAAATCCTATTGAGCTCGTTGTTTATAATTCACCGAGTCTACAAGACGGTAAAAGCAAGTAAATATATGGAGAGAATATTAAAATCACGGATGAAATCGGGAGGCAATAAAATGAAATTTTATGTGCTGGGATTTATTTTTAATAGATCAAAAAATGAAGTTTTGCTCATTGAGAAGAAAAGACCAAAATGGCAAGCAGGATATTGGAATGGAATTGGTGGGAAAATAGAACCAAAATTTGATAAGACTCCGCTCGCAGCTATGAGAAGAGAGTGCGAAGAAGAAACAGGTTCGTCCGGTTATATGTGGGAACATTGTATAACTTTTACTTGTCCAGGCGGAACTGTCTTTGTTTATAAAGCCATATCACAATATGGCTTTATAAGATGGGATCAATTAGAAACTGAATTACTTCGCGTTTATTCAATAGACAATCTTCCTGAAAAACTGATGGCGAATCTAAAATGGATCATTCCTGTTTGTTTATCTACGATCCAATTTCCGCTTATTGTCCAACAAAATACTTTAGGCTGTGATGGTTAATCTACGATCGTTATTCAATGTTCAACTTTTGCCCTCTGCACGCACAGCTCGGTCTGAAGAATGGTTAGCTTAAAATACTACAAAGTTAATATAAGAAAAAAGATATAATTAGTTATAAATACTTGAGTTATAATCAAAGAAAATCGATAGAGAATATATACATACGTGTATTAGGGGGTGAAGGAGTGTAAGTGTGAGTAAACTGAATGTAGAGTGAAAGGCTCGGTGCGTGCAAATGGCAAAAAAGAAAAGTGGAACAGTTGAAGGGAATAAAAATGAGTAATACAAAACGTGAAGATTATATGGATGAGGTGTTTCGTTGTGAGCAGGAGCAAGCTCGTAGGCACGATAAGGAAGAGCTTCTCCTTGATAATCTTGTAGGTTATAAGCGAATCTGTCCAAGCTGTGGATTCCAAAAGAAGGGAAATTATAAAAAATGGAAAGTAGGAGCTACTGAACGATCTGCGGTTTGTGTAGATTGTCATAAGCGATTCCGCAGATTACGAGATGATCTACAAGAACAGCAGGAATTATCAGTGGGATCCATTAGTGAGAAGTATCTGCCAAAATTTGTTTGTCCATCTTGCAAAAAGGAGTATCCTGTTATTGTAAATGGAAAGTTGGTAATGAAGAAATGGATTGATGATCCTGAGGAAGGATGGATTTGTATATCTTGTCAAAAGAGTAAGAGTGCAAGTTGGAATATTGCAGGAATAAGTGTAAGGAATGAGTTAGCTGTTCCTGCAATTTGGAAAATCAATGGACATTATTTAAGAGTTGCACGAACAAGATTACAAAAATTAGCAAAGAAGGAATTAGATCTAAAAATTACAATAGAAGATCTTGCGGAAGAAGCAGGGATGAGATCAAAAGAAAAATGGTATAAGCTGGAAAATGGTCAAACTAAAACAGTAACAAGGATAGATTTGGAACTAATTAAGAAGGCTTTTAGAATTTTTGGTTGGCGAGCGGAGGATTTATTGAGAAAACAGCCGGAGAATTAGTGAGAGTACACTATCTATCCAAGAAAGTTTTACGCAGGTGCGAGAATTTAACACTAATTCATAAAATTTTGTAGGTAAACGATCTTAAATCTAAGATTAATGAGAAAGGAACAGTAAAATGGGTATATCTGAAAGACTTTTAGGTTATCTTTTAATAGGAATCATAGGTGGTGGCTCTGTTTTAACATTAATCACAGTAGGATGGATCCTTTCTAAGACCGTTTTTCCTATGTTTGGACAGTGGATCATAGATCTTAGTTACAAAATGCGTAATGATGGACAAAGAAATAGAGAATGGATGCAAGGTATAAAAGAGAAGTTTGAAAAGGATAGAGCTATGATCTTAAAACGGTTAGAGGAATCAGGGATGGAGGAGTGTTTTGAAACTGAGAAGCAAATTGCAAAAGTTTTATTAAAGAAATTAAAATCTATGGATGAAGAAGCATTGTTTTTAGATCAATGCAAAGAACGGAAAGATGGTAAAATCAATATGGATAAATAAGCTGGTGCATTTATAGTCTTATGCCGTGAGAAAAATTTGAAATGGGTTTCTAAATTCTTTTTAACTCCAGGGTTGGTAAGGTCTTAAAGAACTTTCAAAAAATTTATTTTTTACTTGTAATGCCAGTCTTACTATGTTATACTGGCATTGTAAGGGTAAATCTTATTTTCATTTCAAATAGCAACAGAAATAGAACAAACCAGCCAAACAGCTCTTAGGATATAGACTATGGAACGGAAATCTAATGGGGACAAAATCCTATAAAGATATAGGTAGTGTGCCGTTAGAGTTTGAAGATGAGAGCGTTTTAGATCTGGTTGTGGAATTATATGGACAATTCAAAAACAAAAAGCAGATTAACGAGATACTTACAAAGGAATTAGGATATAAGGAACCTATAAGTTCTGTGACGATTGGTGTTTTAATTTCAAGAGCTAAAGCGAAAATCCGTGAGACTTATAAGGTTATAGATCCCACGGAGTACAAAGGACGAATTATTTATTGTATAGAGCTTATTCTTGGTGGACGAGCAAAGCCACGAGCTCGACTCAAAGCTCTTGAGATGTTGGGAATTTATACGGGAGTAGAACAGCAAGTCGCCGAGACACCACGAGAATATGCACAGAAAGTTGCTGAGGCAATAAAGGAAATGGATGCGAGTGTTGGTGGGGGTTCGAGTCCACCAATAGATGGAAGTAGTTCTTTAACAAGTGAATAGAGGTGCGGATGATACTTTATAAAGTCTATGTTCTTGAAAGAGGTATCGTCGCACGACATTTATCTAAAAGAAGTGCTGAGACTATTGTGTTAATGTGGGAGTGGAAAGGTTTTATAGCAGAGATACAGGAGGAGTTATAGATGGGATTGATTATAACGCCTCGTTGGTATCCGCTTTTATGGCATAGAGAACAAAGGAGGTTTTATGATTCACTTTGCCGTTTTAATATCGCTCACGCAGGACGTAGAGGTGGAAAAACAGAACTCAGTAAGCGAAAATTGATTAGGAGAGCTATTAGATGTACTCTCGGGGATGGCAGGTATGTATTTGGTGCTCCTACTCATAGTCAAGCAGTAAAGATCTTTTGGGACGATTTGCTTGCAATGACTCCACGATGGGCTTTAAGAGTTCCTATAAACAGAGCAATCTCTATGTCTTATAGAGTTGTTTTATTGCAAAACGGAGCACAGATTGAAGTTGCTGGTCTTGATAAGCCAGAACGGATAGAAGGTCCTCCCCTCGATGGATTCGTTGGGGATGAGTATGGGAACTTCAAAGCAGATGTTTGGCCTCAACACGTTCGTCCTGCATTATCTACACGTAACCGTCCTGGATGGGCAGATCTAATTGGTGTCCCAGAAGGGCGGAACCATTATTTTCAATTGACGCAAGACGTTAAGAACAAAAAGGATTGGGATATTTTTACGTGGACAACTGCCGAGATTAATCCTAAGGAAGCAGAAGCTGCAAGATCAGATGTGGATGATGTAACTTATTCTCAAGAGTATGAAGGAGCTTTTGTTTCGTTTAAGGGGAGAACGTATTATGCGTTCGATGAAGAGCTTCACTGTCCGCCAGAAGGTAAAAGGATAATGTATAATCCAAATTATCCGTTAATCTTTTGTCACGATTTTAATAGAGTACCAGGGAATTGCCTTATTGCACAAGAGCTTCCCCCGCCTGATTGGTTGCAATTACGGAACAACGGACAGAACAAAGGTCTTGTTACTTGTGCAATAGATGAGATCTTCTTTCGACAGGATTCTACTACTGAAAAGGTTTGTGATGAATTGATTCGTCGGTGGAAACATCATAAAGGAATTGTTTATCTTCACGGAGACGCAAGTGGTGGAGCAAAGGTCTCATCTGGTGTTCACGGAAGTGATTGGGATATTATTGATGCAAAGCTCTCAGGTGTCTTTAGATTGAGAGAGGGTTATCCCAGAGGGAATCCACCTGTTAGATCCAGAATCAATGCTGCTAATACCAGATTACGTTCAGCAGATGGATATATAGCTTGTGTTGTTGATAGAAAAGGATGTCCAATGCTTATACGGGATTTTGAATCTGTTACTTGTAATGACGCAGGGGAAATAGATAAGAAAGAAGCTCTTCTTACGCATATCTCGGATGCTTTTACTTACTATCTTGTAGAAGAACATCCGTGCGGTGGAGGATATAAGTTCAGTAGTCAAAATTTTTAAGATGTCTTAATACCAAATTTAATATAATCTTTGTAGGATGAGCCATAAATAAACGATGGAACAAGGTTCAAATACAAAAGAGCCAAAACGAAAAAGAGAGAATTGGCCGGGGATTAAATTGATGAAGTGGTGTAGAGAATTTATTGAGCAGCAACGAAAAGAAGATTGGAAAATTTTTATACAGAATAGATTCCAATGATCTATAAAGTTTTAGTTACATTAAAAGATAGTGGGAAAGTTATTGAGATTCTCGTTGAAAAAACAGAGAGTAATGAAGTCTTTGAGATTAATCAAACGATGGATCATATAGTATGGTTCATTGTGGAAGGTTTTGAAGCTCATCCTCTTAAAGTAAATAAAACAGTTGGTATTCGTTGGAAAGAAATAGCTGGTATTGAAATGACGGAAGCAGAGAATTGGTTTGCTAAGAGTGCAGAAAATTTTAAGAAGAGCTTAGATGAGAATAAGTTATAAAAAATGTTACGACGATGTAACGCTCGCAAAAGCTGCAGAACTAATAAAGAAAGCAGAATTCACTATCGCTGAGATATGTAAAGAGCTGCATACGTCGGTTCCAACTTTAGTAAGGAATATGAATCGCTATTTTAGTATTATAGATGGTGAGGGTGAAACAGATTGGAGAAAGATCTACAAAACAAAATATAGTATAAATAAGCAAAAGAAGAAAAGGACACGGATCGTTTGGGAGTGTGCGATGTGTGGTGGTGAGAGTAAGACAGAGGTAGATCAATGCTCAAGGTGTGGTTCTTATTGTATAAATAGGCGAGAGTTAATAGATAAACTAACCTCTACAGAATTAAGAGCTGCTAATATGATAGGACGTAGGAAGAAAACAAATGAGAAGTTATCGTTGTCCAAAATGTAAA